AATATTTGAAACTTTCTTAAGAAGCAAGTTTTCCCCTATGGCTAATCAGGCTTACACAACAGTAACTAATAGAAACTTTTATGGAGAAGCTCCATCTTCTGCTTACAGGTTTGTACCGGGAATGCTTGATTACAGAAATTACGTTCCCCTATTTATTCAAACGGTAACAGACTCAATCCGACAAGGGCTTTCGCCAACTTCTCAAGTAGCTGTTGGAATTTCTGCATTTGCTGGAACAAACATAGGCGTGTACCCGGATAAAGAAGATTACTCAATGGAAACTTACGGGATTCCATATCAAGAACTTTATCCGTATGAGCAAACTTACATAAGTGAAACTTTTAGGGCTAACACTGAGTTTGCTAGCAGCCAGTTTGAAACGTTTAAATCTCAAGTAGCTGACCAGTTATACGCAGACGTTCAAACAATTCTTGATAGCAAAGACTACGAAAACGACAGCGAAAAGAACGGAAGAATTTACGAACTAAAGGCTCGTGCTGAAGCTGAAATACGAGGTGCTCGTAAGTCATATTTCGGAGAGTACGAAGGTACTAATCAAGAACGAATTGCACTAGAAGAAACCCTTGATGAATACTTTGAACAAGTTGCAGCTATTTACGGTGACCCGGCAAAGTCAAATGCTACTCGTGACGAAGAAATAAAAGCCTACATGGATTCTTTGACGGACAGAGAAAGAGCTTTTGTTGAGGCGAACAGAAGCTTGCTTCCTCTGCCTGAAGGAATATTTGGCTTGGTCAAACGTAAAATTTCTCCGGCACTAATGAATGTGCTTAAGGGACAAAACAAACTTCCTAGCTTGCTTGAAGATGAGTTTTACTCAGTACCAGCACAGTACACAAGAAGCCTAGAAGCACAGCGCATGTTCTCCTCAGAAAAAAACAGAGCAGAACAGCTTCCTACTATGGAGCAGAGAATCCAAAACATTAGGCTGGCTGGCGCAGAAGCCAGATAAACATTATTATTTTGTTACCTAAACAAGTGTTGTGTGACATTTAACAGGTGTTACATAACGGAGAAAATAAATGACTACTGAGAAAAATGAGCTAACAGGTCCAACGACGGTGCAAGACATCCCCGTAGACCTTAGTGTTCCATTTGATGACGTTACTGCTCCGCCAGAACCGGACATTGCAAATGTCCCGGAACCAGCAATAGAAGAGACAGTAACTGAAGAACTGGACACTAACGTCGGTGGTGCTGGCATTGACAATGTTTCTATTGGCAATGAATCTCAGAAACAGAGTTCCGTTTACGAGACTGAAGAGTTTAAAAGTTTTCAGTCAGCTACCGATAAACGAATTGCGGAAATGGAGAAACAGCTAGCAGCTAGTAAAGCTGCTGAGGCGGAACGTGCAGAGGCTGAAAGCTTAAAGACTTTAGATGCAGAAGTTCGTCAGTATGCTGACCAGCTTTACTCTGAGTTTATAAGCCAAGGGTTCGATGATGTAACTGCAAGGCAGTATGCAGACAGACAAACTGCAAGTGCTAAGCGGGAATACCTTGCAACTCTTAAGGCAAACAAGCTTGAAAGACAGCTAAGCAATACAAATAAAGAGTTCCAGAATCGGATTATGCTTACTCGCCAATACGAGTTGGCTTCTCAATATGGGATTCCTTTTGAAAGTTTGAATGGCTCCTCTTCACCAGAAGAAATGGAAATTAGAGCTAAATACGAAAAGAAAATTAATGACCTAGCTGGAAGGCTTGAAAGAGCAATTCCCGGTCAGTCGTATGGTTCTAGTGTTCCATCATCAGACGTAGCTCCAACAAATGCTGAAAGTGTTTTAGACCGTTACAACGCAGGGGACTCTGCAATAACTGAAGACATGGCAAGAGCAGCTGCTAAGCAGATGGGTCTTTCCATATTTAACTGAGGTAATTTGAGATGGCTGTTGCTACAAGTACATCCGGTAATCTCCAAAACATGTCCCGTATCATGCTTGCACAAGCACGATACACGGAAGAGCACAACGCACCGATGGTTGGACTTATCGAGAAGTTCAACCTTGGCAGCGGTGAGTACAAGCTGGAGATTCCTAAAGTCGGTCAGATGACCGCAGAAGACCTTGCGGAAGGTTACGACATGATTGACAGTGAGGACATTGATGTCTCAACTGTTACTGCCACAACCGCTGAGGTAGGTCTTAAGGTAATCGTTACCGACACTCTTCTTCGCCAGAACAACGAAGATGTTTACAAGATCATTGGTCGCCAGATGGGTGACGCTATGGCTCGTAAGAAGGACACGGACATTATTTCTCTGTTCCCTTCTTTGAACGGCGGGGTTGCTCTTGGTGCTGATAACATCAACTTGAACTTGGCAAATGCTTCTGCAATCATTGCAAACGCAAAGTCAGGTAAGTTTGGTACTGACCTTTTTGCAGTTCACCACCCTAACGCTATTTGGAACCTTGCAACTGACGTTGGAAACACTCTTGCAACTTACCCGTTGCCTGATGCTTTCAACAAGCCAGCTGTTAAGGACTACTACACTGGCGTTAAGCTTTCTGGTGTTCCGTTCTTTGAGGATGGAAACATTTCCGTTATCGGAACTACAGAATCCGGTTACGGTGTAATTGCCGACAGGACAGCAATGGGTCACTTGTCCGCAAGTGGTCGTTCAGAGGAGCGTGAGCGAGACGCTTCGCTTCGTGCTTACGAGGTTGTCGTAACCGAGGACTACGCAGTCTTTGAAGTTGACGACACTCGTGGTGCTGCTATCCGATACGAAATCGGCAACCCAGCTACTAACAACAGTTAGTAACACTAGTAGTAACACCCCCCTTTAGGGGGGGGTGTTACGCATTACATGGTTATATAGTGGAGGCTTTTTAACAATGGTTTCTAAAAGAAGTACAAAAATTGAAATGTCTGTAGGGGGAGTACAAAAAATCTCCCTGTGGAAAAAAGCAATTATTGAAAACAAAGAAGTTTGGGAAGAAGTTCCAAATCTTCCTAAGTCTTTTCTTCAAAAATACTTGGATAGAGGCTTTGTTTTAACTCCTCCAGACCCTGAACCTGTAGCAGAAAAAAAGTTGTCGGACTTCAACGTCGTTGAGACCTTTTCTGAAGCCGTAGAGTCAGGTACTCTAAGTGAACCTGAGCCTGTTCCTGCTCCACGCAAGAGAAGGCGACGGAAGCAAAAGGTGTAGCGATAAACCGAGCCTTTTGTTTAAACCTTTATCGGTTTATCGCAGGGCGTAAGAACCTGTTAATCCCCAAGGAGGGGTAGAAAAATGGCATTTCCAATTACCGTACAGCTTGGGTACGGACAAGAAAAAGAAGAGTCTTCTAGTCAGAAGCTTAAGCTTGGAACTAGGGGTGAGACTCCTGATGGTCGAGTGTTTTACTACGCTCAGAACAGCGGTGTAGCTATTGCATCTGCTGGAATGATTGTTGATGGTTCGGCTCTTGTTGGCGATCACGACATGGACCTTGCACCAACATCAAATCAGGCTGCCGGAACTACAGCTGTAAGCATTGAAGTTCCTACAACTAACCTGACTAAGAACCAGTACAAAGATGGTTACTTGGTTTTTAACGATGGTGGTGGTGAAGGAGAGGTGTACCGAATTCGAGAACACCCTGCTCACGATGCCGCTGTTGACACCACTGTTGTTATTACGCTTGATGAAATAGACGGTCTCAGGACTGCTATTACAACCAGCACTGAAGCACAGTTGGTTTACAACCCTTACACGGCTGTAAAGCTTCTTGATGGTGATGGAACGCAAACTACTGGTGCCCTTGGTGTAACCACCATCCCAGTAAGTGCTTCCTACTACACTTGGATTCAGACTTCTGGTATTGCAAGCGTTGGTGTAGGAGCACAGGTTGCTATTGTTGGCGACGCTCTTACTGTTTCTCAGCAAGTTGGTGAAGACGGTTTGGCAGAGCGTACTGACTACTCTGACGAAGCAGACATTGCAAACATTGGTGTTGCTATTGGTATTGCTTCTGTTGCGACTGACAAGCAGCTCGCAATGCTTAACATCCGTTCGTAATTATTTAGGGAGGCTAACTTGGCGAAGCAGCAAATATGGTTACCTGTGTCAGCAGGTAGAAAAGCAGGGCATCGTCAGGTTAGCCTCTCTAGAGAAGTTGAACGGATAATTGGTCAACCATCCGAAGAAACCTTTGATGTTGGAAGTGGCAAGAGTGTTTACATTCCCGGAGCATCAAGGCTTGATGGACACCAATTAGAAGAACTTCTTCACAAAGAGAAAGAAGTTGCAGAGCAAGAAGCAAAGGCTTTTGCAAAGCAGCAATCAACCCATCCGGTTAGCAAGGAAAAACTAGACGACTTAAGAGGTGGTCTAAAGTCCGTAGCTGACTGGAGAAGAAAGCGTAGATCAAACAAGTAGGTAAGCTGTGGCTGCATTTCAAAGCAGAACTAGAGAAGACATTAGGCGTTCTATTGCCGCAAATTTAGATCAGGCTCCGGCTAGTTCTGCGACAGCAAATGGCGATACAGTAACACTTGTTGATGCCAACTACATAGGTGGGGATGATGAGTTCAACGGAGGTTGGCTTGTCTTTACATCCGGGACTAATGACGGTCTTATCCGCCGAGTAACCGACTACGTTAGCAGTACAGGCACATTTACTTTTAAGCCAGCTGTTACTGCTAGTACAGCCACCAGTGACACCTATGAATACTGGAGGTCTGAGTATCCACCAGCCCGTATTCACGAGTTCATTAATCAGGCTATTATCCAGCGAACCCCAAGAGGGCTAGTCATAGACGAAGATGAGTCTAATCATGGGCATGTTTTAGATTCTAGGTATGACATTCCAACTGAAATGGTTGCAGTCTCTGCTGTTGATTACCGAAGTAACTACTCAGGAACTAAAGTCGAAGAAGCTAATGCAGCTTGGACTGAAGGTACGAACGTAACCACTTCTACAGACTCTGAAGACTGGAAGGCTCACAACTCTTCTAGCAGTTTTTATCTAAATAGTGTTTCAGCAGGGACTGTTGGATATAAAGACATTGCATCTTTAAACCTTGCTAAGTACGACACTCTTGAGTTTTGGTTTAAATCTTCTGCAACCCACAATGCTGGCGACTTAACTATTGTCTTAAGCAGTACGTCTGCACTAGGCGACGCTAAAGAAACCATTAATATTCCAGCTGCTAATGCTCGTACTTGGACATACATGCGAGTAAGCCTAGCTAACCCAGAACTAGACACAGCAATAACTTCTGTAGGTATTAAGTTTGTAACTGGCACAGCCACTAGGTATGTGTGGCTTAATGACATTAAAGCCGTTGATTCTCAGTCTGCTACTTATGTCCGAATGTGGGGTGGAAACTACAGGATAGACAGAGAATCACGCAAGGTATTTCTTACTGAACCTGCAAGGCGAGACATTGGCTACAGGTTAATCAGGCTTATTGGATACAAGCTTCCGTCATTGCTCAGTAGTGATTCTGCTACCTGTGAACTAGACCCAGATTTAGTAGCTGCAAGGGCTACAAGCAAAGCCTTGTTTAGCCTTGCTAGAGGACGCACAACAGACCCTGACGACAATGACCGAAGGGCTGCGTACTTTGAGGGCATAGCTGCTCAAGCAGAGAGGTCGCTCCCTGCAATTAGACCCGGCACAAAGATGGTGGACTAATGGCATCTGTTGTTGGCAAGAACGAAATACTTCTGAACAACGAGCGGTATCGAATTTCGGGACCAGTTCGCAAGACCCTTGTAAGCATTGCTGCTCCAAGATTTACCATCGGTGACACTCAGCGTGGTGCTGACCCAAGGGCTTCTATCCT